ACGGGCCTTGTGGCTGGCTGGCCACCCCCGAAGGGATGACCTGTCATTTCTAACGTATTCCACGCTCTTTATTTTGAGCGTTTACACCACCAGCAATCTGTGGCATCATCTTGGCAATCTCTTTACGAGTTTGACGAGAGACATCACCTGTTACATTGATGCTGAAGTTCTGCGTAGTAGTAGAGGCTTGCGAGTTTGCAACAGCGTTCTTAGAAAGAACAACTTCACCCGGCATTAGCATTGAAGGAACACTGTCTTTACCAGCCTGAGAGAAGGGAGTGCTTGGTACTGTACCGCCTTGAGACCCAAAGAAGCTCAGGCCCTTCATAAACAAAGCACCTATATCCATCTTGCCACCGCCTCCAAAGAGACCCATAATAGAGTTACCGATTCCACCTAAGAGGTCGCCAAATCCACCAGAGAAGCTATCGAAGACACCAGAGAGAGTTCCACCTTCACCGAAGATGCCACTCATCCAGCCTTTGGCCTTTTCGAAGATGCCACCCAGAACTCCTGTTGCGTCTTCACCTGTGTCAGTAGTTTTAGTCTCTGATTCGTCCTTATTGCCACCGAAGATTTTACCAACTCCACCAGCAATAGCGCCTCCAACTTGTTCACCAGCTTCGCCAGTGCCTTTGTTGAAGTCAAATAGACTACCAAAGTCAAACTTCTCCATTAGACCGTCTGCCAAACCTGCAGCAAAGTTATTAATGATAGTAGAAGTAACAGTGTCGAGTAGGTCTGTCATAACATCGCGCCAGTCGCCGCCATGCAGAACACGAGAGATAGAAGTGGCAAGGGCGCTGTTGAAGTTCTTCTTCAGTTCGTCAATGCCTTCTTTTCTATCTTCGTTGCCTATATTTTTAACTTCTGCTACTACAACTTCCTTAATTTCCTCGTTAAGACTTTCGACAACTTCGTCTAGCTTACCTAGTGCCGTTACAGTAGCAATTATCTGTCTGGCAAGTGCAACGTCACCACGCCTAACTGAGTTGCTAATACGTTCTTGAGCCGAGGCAATCTGTCCACCCTTGTTTTGGTTGTTAAGGGCAAAGTCAGTGCCACCTGTACCATGAAAACCACCGTGCTTGAACCTAGGCATGATACCTTGGTTTAATAACTCTAGGTTACGTTTGCCTATCTTTTCAACAGCGGAAGTCTTGATTACAAACTCTCCGTTAGAAAGAAGAGCTGGTACTGAATCAGAAGTACCTGAACCGGGACCGTGGACTGCTCCACCGGAGGCCATCGCGACACCGACCCCGACTTCATGTGCCTGACGTATCTTGGCGAGCTTCTCAGCCCGTCTCATTATAGCGTCTTGGTCTCTAAACAGCTTAGTGTTATGTTCTTCTCTAAGCTGTATTAGAGCCAGTTCTCTGTCGGCAGCGCTTACGTTTATCTTGTTTCTCTCCGTAAGGAGTTGACGAGTAATATCCGCGTGAAAGCTTTGTCGGCGTTTTACTTCATCATCAATCAACTTTCTCTCTGTACGGTCAAAGGGTCGATTCATAGCGCCAGTATTGGGATTGCGTGTTATTGTTTTATCTTCTTCGAAATCGGCAATTACTTGTGCTTTTAAATCGATTTCTAATGTACGGTCTTCAACACTTATGCCACGAAGCCAAGCAGCAATATCATCAGTTATATTGTAGGCAAGTATACCCGCTGCAATACCACCTGCTATTATTAGTCCGATTGGGCTAAGAATGGCCGCAGCCACGGTTTGTGTGAGTACCACGGAACGTGCAAGGGAGGTGCCTACTCTTACACCCCAGCCTGCTGTTGTTGCTGTTCCGGCTATCGCTGCCTGAATTCCTGTGGCTGCCGCCTTTTTAGTTGCTTTCTTTCCTAGAATCCCACCTAGTATAAGTCCACCTACTCTAGCTAGGCCCCTTGCTAGCTTTGGTGTAATTAAGAAGGCTGCTGCAACAGCTACAAGGGATGTTGTTAGACCGTCTCTTAATGTACCTTCGAACTTATCTCCAAAGAATCCTAAGGCGAGGCCCTCCCCAGCTAGCTTGAGTATTTCGAAAATACCGCTGGTGACATCGGCTATAAAGCTACCTTCTCCGTCTGAAACAAGAGCCTTGAATGCTTTACCCCAACCTTCAGCTGTCGCTTTAACGGAGTCCCTAAACTCTGGGTCGTCCATACTGAGGGCAGCCATAAGGCCAAACCCACCAATCAAACCCTTGCGTATTGCACCCTTAAATGTGATGGGTGAAAATATTAGTGCCAGACCAGCGGAAACAGCAAAGTTAAGGCCTGCTTGGTTGTCGATGAAAAAGTCGTCTATTGACTTCTTTATAGCTTCATAGTTAAGCCCAATCTTATTAGCTGTGCTACTAATCAGGACAACTACAGGGCTAGCGAGGAAAGCAGCCTTGAGGGCCGTGTAAGCGTCTTTCATTGTAGTCATTACGGCATTAAAGTTACTTTGGATTTTAGCAAAAGTAGGGAACTTCGCCTTAGTTTCATCAGATAGACCAGCAATGAAAGTATCATAGGTCTGTCCAAGAGAGGAAAAGAGAGAATCCCACTTAGTTGATAGTTTATCACCAAAAGTTATTGTTTCTCCTGCTGCACCTTTTCTATCTTTAAAGATACCAAGGAAGGAATCGTACCTGCCTTCTATTGCTGTTAGTTCATCGGAAAACTCAGTCCTGACGTTATCGGAAAAGCTCAAATTAGCGCCCATACCATCGCTTCTGGTATTTCTGGGCTTGAGCCTAGCAAGGAAGCCTTCCCAGCGTTTTTCCATTCGACCTACTATGGAACTAAACTCAACCTCTAGGTTATCACCAAAGGTCACGTCTGCGCCAAGTCCATCAGCCCTAGTATTTTGAGTTTTAAACTTACCTAAGTAGAGACCTAACCCGTCCCACTTATTCTTTATGTATTGAACAAGTGAATCAAAATTGTCCTTGATTTTGCTATCAAGAACAGTAGGGTCAGCCTTGTTGTCATTAAAGTAGTTTACCAAGCTATCCCAACCTTTAGTAACACTAGTATGTAGTGTAACAAAGAAGCCTATAATAGCGTTTTTAAAGGACCTGAAGTAGCCTACACTTTTGTTAAGAATAGGCCAGATGTTAGAGCCAAAGGACATTTTTTGTTGCGGCTCTTTATGGCCATCATAGAACATACCCGTGTAAAGAGTATTGCCAAAGAGCCTACCGTGGAGGACTTCAAAGATTTCTATAACATTATCTTTGAATGTGTTAAACGCACTAACAGCCGCGTTTATTCCAGAGAACATACCCGCAGTGCTGAACTTAAATCTGGGCATGATATGGATTTTCTTGCCAAACGCATCAACTGACTCTTCTGAGAAAAGTTTAAAAAATGCATTCTTCACCCTAGTTTTAGCAGTACTGAAAGTATTTATAATACTATCTATAGCTGAGTTTGCAAAGGCAGCAGCATCTATTTTACCAGTAAATAGTCCTTTTACAGTGTGGAAGAAGTCCTTAACATCTGACTGAGCCATGAGAAATGTTAGTTTAGTTATTAATCCCCATCTCGCAATGTTTTCACCAAGAAACCTGAATCCTTGAGTTAGAAGAATAAGTTTATTCTTAAACGCATCAGAGAACCCAGCAACCTTATCGAACTCAGAGATAGCCCTCATTAGTTCGTTCTTCATTACTGTAGCAAATTCACCAGTAGTGAACTCTAGTGTCTTAAATTCTTCGTTAATCTTTTCTGCACCGCTAAGTAAGGCAGCGTAAACAGCATCAGCAGTAATCTTACCCGCCATAGCTTCTTCACGTAACTTACCAAAGGGAATCTTCATTCCTTCGGCGATGGCCTGAGCAAGTCTTGGCATCTGTTCGAGAACAGAGTTTAATTCCTGTCCACGTAGCTGACCAGAGGCTAGGCCCTGACCCAACTGAACGATAGCAGCCTTGGCTGACTCAGCACCAGAACCAGAGATAACAGCAGCCTTTTGTACGGCCTCTGTAACCTTAAGTAGTTCTTCTATGGGTTTGTTAGAGTCTCTAAGGGCTAAACCAAAACGGTTAAACGTCTCTGCAGCGGCATCAATACTACCACCAGAACGAGCAGCAACATCAAAGAGCTTCTTAACTGTGTCCTTGGTTTTGTTAACATCGCGTGTTACGAGGTTAACTCTGTTGTTTAGGCTAGTCATAGCATCAGCTGCTCTGTTGATGCCCTTTGTTATACCGACACCAGCAAACACGGATGTAAGACCAATGGCCATACGTTGAAATGTCTTTGTTATGTTGGCAGCTTGTGTTTCTAGGCCCTTTAGGGTCCTGCCTGTCTTTCTAATTTCGTTCTGAGCCTGCTTCGCATTAGCACGTACCCGAATCTCTACACCACTCATGTAGTACTCCTTTTTGCAAAAAATGCCCCTAACAGTAAGTCTCGTATTGCGAGCTACCATCAGGGGCATATATTATACAGGGGTGATTAAACCGATTCTTGATAGCGTCTGCTCAATAAAGTAGCTAGGCGCTTGTTGTGAGTGTCCTCTATTCAACACATCGATATGTTCGACTTCATTGAATATAGTACCACTAAGGAATTTTCCTCTAAGGCTTAAGTCAAGTTTTGACTGCCAACCTGAACGGGCTTCACCTGTGTCAACAGGCGTAACCACTTTTAAATTTTCTGTACCGAACTTTATAAGCCCAGTTATTTCTAAGTTACCGAGTGCAACAATTTCGTTTTCGATTCTCCGCATCTCGCTAGCGAAGTTTACTACCTTCAAAGAGATTTGTGTCATTTTTTCATCCACGGAGGGGACCAACCAGAGTCATCACCACCTTTAGCTCCTATCATCATCTCAAGGAACTTACCTTTTGGTAGTGCTTTAACTTCGGCGGGTATACCCTCCTTAAGTTGTTTAAGGGTGGCAAACAATTCTTCTGGCCTGCCTTTGTATCCAGCTACTTGAAGTAGCAAAGCGGTGCGTTGGTCTTCTCGCCAACCGTAGGGTCTCTTTTTGAAGTAGTAACCCCAGCCAATTAGTTCTGACTGAGGCATTTCTTCGAGAATCTTATATACAGGCATACCTAAAAGGAACGCTATTTCGTATAAGTTGCTTTCGGTCTCAGTTAGTTTCCCTCAGTTCCCCCAAGACCTGACAAGCGCATGATGTGCTCAGAAAGAACAGTAAGTTCTGAAACGGGGAAAGTGTTAAAGTCTTCATCGGTGAGTTTTTCTGCCCCGACAACGGCAATCTTAATGATGTCACAAAGGAGTCGCAGCTGTGCTGAATCGTCTTTACTATCGGCTGCGAGGTTAATAACCTTTTGCAGCGCTAGTACTTGGCCAACAGTCAATTTCTTGACTTCTACTTCGTCACCCATAAAGGGTACTTTTTCTGTTAATGATTTTCCAACAAGATGTTTCATTGATTCTATCCTAGCTTATCTTTATCTGTGAACAATTCTGAATTCGCGGCTTGAAAGTCGTCAAGCAATTTGCGTACTGTGTGTAGTAACGAAAGTGTTTCCATTATCTCTTGACCTACTTTTGTGTTCTGGTCAAAATCTTGGAACCTCTCGAAACTTTTTCTAATACTAATATCAACACTGCGCCTCATGTGGCGGAAGGTAGTACGCATTACGAATGATTTACTAAATGGTTTATCCATTGTAATGGTTTCCTTAATAGGGTCAGGAGGCTCCCTAAGGAACCCCCTTGTTCGTTTTTAGCTTGCAGCGATAGTTGCTGGGCCAACAAAGTCAGTCTGAGCTGACAAAGTAACAGTTGCGGTAGTTGTGTCTGTCAATGCTGGATTGACCAAGATTGCTTCAACTTTACCTTGGAAGTAGAACTCTGTGTTAAGAGTTGCAAGAGTTGCAACGCCAGTAGCTTCTGCTTCAGCAACAGTCTGAGCGCACATCATGAAGCGGAATACTTTAGTAGTACCGTCAATCAGGGCGTGGAACGCTGTCATGTCACCTGCAATGTAGTTTACAGTAATTTCTAGGCTTGGAGCGTCAGCTTGGCCTTGAACCTGTGAAGATGTCTTCTGACCATAAACAGGAACGTTTACGATGTTTGCAGGTGTACCGATTGCTGGGAATTCTCGGACAGAAGGCATACGCAAAACGTTTGTGCCAGCTGTGCCGCCTGCATAGAGAGCAGCGAATTCAGCAGAAGTGTCGGTGGATGCAGGTATAGTACCCGTAAAGATGTCGAGGTATGTAAAAATACCAGCACCTAATGAGGAAATGTGTGCCATATTAATTTTCTCCGTATAGCGTGAATGAGATTAGGTAGGATGCACTTGAAAGCGCGGAATTATGGGGGTCTAACCCCTCTACGTTTAGGTAGGAAGTTCCTAGCCTTGTACCGTTAGGTAGTGTTTTGTTATCAAGAACAGTGTCAAGTAAGTCGGCTATCGCCATGAGTCTTCCCTGACCTTCACCGCTCTTGGTAAATACTTTTACTGCTACTAGACCATCGGACTGTTTTCCGACTCCAAAGGCATAGTTACTGCTGCTCGAAGGCATTATAGTAACCATAGCATACTCACCAGCGTTAACACCAGTAGCACTTCCCTTGCATTCTTGATAGTCAGCAGGGTAGGTTGGTATTGAGTTGGCAAGCCATGCGGCGGAGGCGAACACTCCTTCTATATCTCTAAGTGCTAAGTTATACATTAACAACCTCCTTTGGTCAACGATAGAGTTATTACAAAACTATCGTCTGCGACCTCGGAGATGTTGTAAACATCAGTGCCTATTGTTAAAGTATCATAACCACTAACACTTACACCCGACTTCATCATTGCTTTCGCAGATGGTTTACCGCCGGAAGGCTTGGTTGTTGATTCAAGGAATACCTTAACTGATTTAGAAGTAGCGACAGATACAGGAACGCCAGTGGCGAAGTTGTATCCCGATACAGTTTTCTTTGATAGAGTAGCGGAGACTACTAAGTCCCCTATAGCGGCAAAAGCTTTGTCTACTGCACTTTTGACCGTTGCTCTACGTGACATTAGTTACTCCTAAACCAAGCATAACCTTGACCTAGACCACCCTTCCTGAGAAGAGGTCGTATAGACTTGGATGCTTGTACTGATTTAATTGGAGTTCTTGTAACATCATTGTTTGAGTCTGATATGCTGATAGACCCCACAGAGATACTCTCGAAAGTTTGAGTAGTACCCTCCATGAGGTCTTCATTGTTTACCAGATGTAAAGCTTGCTCATAGACAGCGACCTTAACACGACTTGGAATTTCGGTTACGAGAAATGTAATCTGACGGCCTAAGCGGTCATCGTTATATATCGCGTTCTTCCGAGGCCAAGCCAAAGCTTGTGAGGAACTAACTGCAGAACCAATCCAAGCATTGTCATCAACTAGCAAGCTAGCAGTAACAAGTGCCTGTTCCCTAATGTCGTCTTTTGAATTGAACCAGTTTGCACTGTCAATACGTGACTCTAGGTAATCATCAGCGTCTGAAATTTCAACATAGCTATTAGTATTAAGTACTAAAGCCATTAGTTCCTCCTTTCAATTTAGGCGTGGAAGATAGGCAAGATGCCCAAGTTCAATGCATCCATCTTACGTGCGTAAGAACCAGCTGCGCCCATTGTTGCGTTAGTTGAGAAGGCAGTAGTCGAGCCAGCCCAGTCATAACCCATTGGGTGCATTGCGTAGCCCCAACGGTACCATACGTTAGTTGAACCACCACCAGCGTAAGAAGCGGCTGCACGGTCTACTTCGACAGGTGTAGGGATAGGCATCATTGCAGAAGCAACAGAACCCGGCTTGATTACGAAAGTTGTCTTGGTGGAACGAGCGTTTACGTTAGCTGAAGCAGACAAGTTACCTTGGTTTGCACGAGACATAATCAAACGGAATTTTCCGCCGAAGATTGTTGTGAACTCAATGTTGCCTTCGGTGACAGTAGTTTCGTCAACCAAGTTAGCAGCACGCATTTCAGCCATCACTTCAGGAGAAGTAACCATGTACATGAAGTCAGGCTCATTGTCTTTGAATGCAGCGCCGATGGAGCGGAACAAACGCTCACCACGGGCAGCGCCCATACCAGCAGCATCAAACAACTTACGTTGGTCGCCAGCACCAGTTGCAGCAGCGCCGTGAAGGCCAGCAGCATTGATGTCAACAAAAGAACCAACACCAGAAGCATCAGCATCTGTGTCAAAGGTTAGCATGCCAGAAGTGGTACCCAATGATACTTCGTGTGCAGAAACACCCTTAAGTACTGACAAGAGAGCGTCATGCTCGTCCTGTGCACGGACTTCAGCGAAGTCACGAGCGATTTTAGCAAGACCATCGGCTTTGCTTACGACTTCTTGCATGTTAACTTGCTCTGCACCGAAAGTACGAACAGTCTTAACGAAGTCGGCAACATCTGTAGAGATGCTTGTGTATGTGCCGTTAGTAGCTGTGTTCAAGGACGCAACGTTTACTGTGGCGGCTAGTGGTTTGTACCAGCGGAATTGACCGATGAAAGATTCACCTGAGAGGTCGATGCGCTGGTCTGAAGCTACAATGCCTGTGCCGTTAAGCTTCTTAGCAGTTGTATATGCCTCATCGGAGTACGCGGAGATTGCCAAAGCGATGTTTTGGAAGTCTGTGTTAGTAATAGCCATTAGATTAATTCCTTTGATATAGCTTTATTAGTAGTCTTGTTATAGGTTAAAGTTACCTAGTTTACCTTTAGCTGCTAGAGCTAAAATCTCTTGAGTAGACATCTGCCCAATGGGTTTAATCTGCTCTGTGGAAGGCGCTCCAGCAGGAGTTCCTGTGCCTGCACCGCTATTGTTTTTAGGGCGAAACAGGAATGAGTTGTCTTCGGTCTTAGCATAGGCGTCAACGAAGTCATTAATGTTCATACCAGAAGTATGTACCCAGTTACCTTCATCACCTTGTGTCAGTTGTTCTACGATTTCACGGCGAGCCATGTCGCGTGATTTTTCGTTACGGAAATCCATACCCGCTAGTGCTTGGCCTAGTACGTTATCACGAGACAGTTTTACATTCTGCTCTTGAAACGATGCCAGCCTTGCATTGGCGTCTGCGAGTTCCATCTCTAGTGCTTCTTGGAGTTTGCCTTCTTCTTTCATACGGGCAATAGCATCTTCTTTTGCTTTAGCTTCCATGTCAGCTTTCAACTTCAAAGCGTCATCACGCTCTTTAGACATACGGTTCATGTTTTCTTTCATAGTTGCCAAACGTTCGGCTACTAGGGCTTCAACTTCATCCGCAGGTGATACTACAGTTTCTTCTTTAGAATCTGCTTCAGGTGTAACTACATCTTCAGTTACTACTTCTTTTGTTTCTTCATTTTCCATGATAATTCCTCTCCTAGCACAGCTAGACTATATAATATGATTATGTGCCACAGACACGTTTAATTTCGTTAATTAGAACACAAGTACAACTTATGGTCCTATACCGTACCAATCATTCCCCTCCTTAATAGGAGCTAGGATTTCTTTGTACGTTAAAGCATCAGGTCCGGACTGAAGCAGCCCATCATCTTTAGCTCGTTGTAAGTATTTGCGATATGTACTACGTGACATACCAGAAGCTCGCATTGCTTTGAGCGTCTTTTCAATAGTGCCTTCCCTCAGTGCATCTGCATACAACTGACGTAAAGCGCTCTTCGCAGGAACTGCGTCACCTAAGTTTGTGAAGAAAGCATCGTGGATAGTTCCAGTCTCGATTTTATTCTTCCGACCCCAAAGGTGGAATCTTCGGACAAGCACAGCGTCATTGCTGTGGTTTCCGTTAACACCCAATCCAATACTAGCGTCTTGTATAGACTGCTCTGACATTAGAGTTCCATCACGGGAGGGTGCTTCATAAATATTATAAACTTTCTTCCCTGTTATCGGGTCTTCAAAGTCTATTCTTACTTGTTCCTTAACACGGTAGCGCTGTGTCATAATCTTGCCATCAAATGTTACCCAAGGGATATCAACTGACCCAGACTCACTAACAAAATCCTTAGCGACATCTTTCCAAAATCTTATGAACTTACCAGTTACAGGAACTTGTTCTTCTAGATGACGAGACATAATCTTTGATATCTGCGCAAAAACACGGGTACCTACAAGGTCTCCTGTCTCATCACGAAGCTTATACAAAAATGTATGCATGTCTTCTGAACTCTTTATACCATCCCTGAACTCTGACTTTGCGATGTCATGTAGGGATTCGGTAATAGGTCTACCTCCTTTAGAGGATAGAACCACTTCTCTTTTGATATCACGCAATTCGTCTACGCGTGACCAATTTCTTCTGTCCATCTCGAAACTAATCTTAGAATCGATGGCTTTCTTGAAAGTATTTACTTCTTTAGAGGATATGGTGACTTTGCCTCTCTTGGCAAGCACCTTAGCAAAAGCGTCAGCAACGTTAGCTGCCTTGGTGGCATCACCCGCACCATAGAACGCAACCATGTTCTGATTCTTAGCAGCCTTCATCAAGTCAGACCAATCAAGGTCTAAGTCTTGTAGTTCAGGTATAGCAAGGAAATCAGGGTCATTTACGGTTAACTTAGCAATCTCATCGTAGAGTCTTTGCTTTTCTGGTGTTTGTATAACGTTGGAAAGGTTAGCAGCGGCTCTGTCTCTGGTTGACAGGGCAATAATCTGAGCGCCCGATGAACTAGCATCGTTCTCAATCATCATCCTTGTCTTGTAGCCAGCTAGTTTGTTGATATCCGAAGAACTCCACTTACTCTTGTCTGTATAAATCTTGCCATCCATGTGACGGTGTATACGTGTGTACTCCAGAGCTAGTCTGGACACTTTACCTATATGCTCATCATCAAGACCCATCTGGTGTGTCTTAGCAATGAACTTCCGAACTTGACCAGACACCTGTGTTTTCTTGTCTAGCATGTAGCCACCAAGTTCTAACAAGTCTTGCTCAACGTTCTTAAAGGCTCTGAGTCGTCCTTGTACAGTGAGTACCTCTGTGGCCTTGCCTGTAGCAGCGCCTATCTGTGTCATCAGCTCTTCAAGGGCATCAGGGGTAACAGATACAGCACGATTGGTATTCAGGAAAGGACGGACAGTTTCACCCTTGGTGGGTGTGAGTAGTCCACGATGATAAACACGACCACGAGAGTCAATCGAGGCATCTACTTGGAAGGCCTGATTACGCTGTCTATGGAACTTAGCTGTAGCTAGTACACCGCGACCATCATTACCACGAGCATCAATGAAAAGTTTCTTCCATTCATTTTGCTTGAGTAACTCAGCATCCCCAGCACGTTTAGCCTTAAAGAAGATTACCTCTTCAGCAAAGTCAAAGAAGTCATTATCTACAGAGTACTTGACCGAGTTGGCATGATTAAGCATTTTAGCCATGTCACGGTCAATTTGCTTGGGGTCATAATCAGGATAAACCTTTTCCGATACAACAGGCATGTTAGTCTTACGGCCACGAGCATCATAGTATTCTTTACTACCTGCACGAGCATAAACTTTATCACGATTAGAGGCAATGCCGAAACGTCTAGCTGCACGGGCCTTGGCTGTTGCTACTTGTAGCTCTCTAAGAGAGCCATCGATAATCTGGATTTGTTTAAATACAGAAGTACCACGTAGGCTCTTGTCAGCAGAAGGACGACCAGTAATGAGGTCTATAGGTGCAGTAGTGCCAGAGTCCCTAAAGACGTCTGTACGTATTATTTTTTGCTTTTCTAGGCTTACTAGAATACGAGAACCATCCTTATGGAATTCTTTTAAGGTTTTAGAGCGGAAGGGGTTTAGGCTACCTAACTCTTCATCAAAGATTTTGCCAATCTTAATTGCAAGTTGGTCATAGTCTGCACCATCGGCTAGGGCTATAGCCTCCATAGATTTGGCAAGAGATGCCTGAACCTTATCTCCAAGATTGGCGATTGCCTTTTGTCTTTGAAAGGCAAACATGTACTCTGCGTCTAAAAGGTTCCTCTTAAGTGAACGGAACCCCGTTATCTCTCTTGTAATCCAAGAATCGGTAGGCATTCTCTTTTCCGTAAAGAACTCTTTAAAGTTTATAGACTTCCATAGCTTGTAGCCCGGTAACTGGTTTAGAAGGGCTTCTTTTGCTTTCTTGGTAGAAGGGTAACGCTTAATAATAGGTTGTGTGTAGGCAGCGATAGGTGCTGTCCTGTTGTAGTAAGCACGTCTAGCTAGCTTTATGCCTTGTTTACCTCGCCAAGTTTCTATATAGCGATTGTCTTTTATCTGGTCATCAACAATTTGAGAGATACTGTATTTCTTATTTAGGATGAATACTTCAGGGTCATCTTTAAGTCTTGAGAAAAGCGGTCCAAACATCTTACCACGGTCAACAGAGCGGTTGAACAAGGAGGTACCGTTGTCCTGTACAGCGTTAAGCATAAACTTACGGAATACAGAAACAGGTTGACCCCACACTTCACCAGTCTTGTTGGCACGAGAGAAAGTCTGACGCATAACATCAGTTATGGCCGAACGTTGGTTAACAGAAAAATCTTTGTCCAAGTCATCTATAAAACGAGTAATGTAGGACTGCTGAGAAGTAGAAAGGCCATAACGCTCATAAGACAACATGGCCAGCCTCTCCTGAAGAAACTCAGGGTCAGGCGCTTGTAGGTGCTTATAGGGTCCGGCATTGTAGTCAGTGCCATCAGAACTAAAAGCAGAACCATTACGGTCTGTCTTGAAGTATCGTCTAGAGCTTTGTTTCTGAGCTAGAGAGTTTCCCTTGTAGTCTACTAAAGACAGGGACTGAGCATTCTCTGCAGCATCCCCTTTGAAGAAATCTCTTAGTGCAGCTGTGTTAGTCTTAGAAGACATAAGCTCATCAGGCGTATTAAATCGTAGAGTTGTTGTAGAGAGGTTGCCAGCCGTAGGGCGTCTAACTGTTGTGTTAGCACGGCGCATAAGGCCACGAATACTTATAGCCTTGCCTTCTGGAGATACAAACTCTTTAGCTTGGAGTAGACCGCGTTGGAATAAAGAAGCCTGAGCCTCTCCACCGAGCATCTTAGCTTGTACGTCTGTATGCTGTCTACGCAACCAATCACTATAGGTTTTAATCTTAGAGGGTGTTCCTGTCAGGTCTGCGCTTTGCATCTTGGCTAGGTTACGGCTTTTAATATTCTTAGATTTTAACTGTTGTAAGTCTTCCTTGGACTTCACCACGGGTACCATTGTAGAGCGGCAGTTCCAATGTAGAGGTGGTTGGAAACGAGAGTCACCAACCTTGTACACCAGACCATTGTGGTGCGAACAAATAGGACTTGTCCTACCATCAAGGATGGCAGTGAACATGTATCCCTCAAGTATTTCTTCATTGGCTTTCATCACCTGATTCATAGCATCTGTTTGAGTAGTTGTGATGGATGTTCTTGTTAGGGTCTTTGCTTGATGCCCGGTTATCTTAGTTGTCTTCATGACATCTTGGATAATCGCATCTGGGGCTAGCCCGTTAGCAAGACCTGCCTTGACTTTAGATTGGATACGAACTAACTCACCAGAACCAATATTCCTCATATTGCCCTTTAGGGTGCGTACGCCTTTAATCTGCGGTCCAGTTATCTCGGCCAACAACGCAGTAGTTGTGGGTTTTTGTGTTCTGTAAAACTTTCTGATTTCGGAATCAAGATTGTTCTTATGAAAGACCTTCTGCGAGTTGGAGAACTCAGACAGACTCTTAGTATTGTGAGACTGGAGTTCATTCGTGAAGCGAGTTACTTCAGACTTAACGTCAGCTCTAATATCCCCTTTTAGGAGACCTCTCAAATTATTTCTATGTTTCTTAAGTATAGTACGGTTGCCTTTTTGTACACCGTTTTCGTATAGACGGACGTCACCAGAATGGTCAACAATCCTGTCAAATATCTTTTCATTGATAGACATTAGTCTTCTCCATTACTGTACTTCGTGGATGTTTGAGCAGTTTTAAAACATGCTCAGGTTAGAGAACTGATGCGTGTAGTGAGAAAGTATTTAACTCAATAACGTCATAGAACAGAGGCACCAGTCATATCAACTATAGTATTCTAGAAAAACCCCTTTCGGAGCTATCCTCTGGCGCGAACCCCAAAGGTTGGATATAAAACCTCCCCAGAGGCGCTTCTGTAATAGAGAGGCGGGGGAGGTGTTGTTTGCATATTCTAGGGAGGGCCTTTCGGTTGTCCCTAGTTACTAGTTAGCGATGCGGGGGCGACCCGCCTACTCTTCGTCTACGCTAATCTCTGAATCCGGGGTTGGATTAGTCAGAGGGTCTGTCTGGATGGCTTGAACAGCCTCGTCGTCATCATAATCAGCTGGTAAGAAATCGTTATACTTAGCAACAGATACAAAGGTGTCGCGAGAAATAATACCAGACTGGTACCATTCGGAGATGAGGCGCATGGCACCTTCTCCACCGACAGTGGCAGCGAAGTCTGAAGACAGCTGGAATAAAATATCATTGCCTGTGAGGTCTAGATTGTACTTCCAGTTTAACATAAACGCAATAACCTCTTGCATAGTGCCAGAGATTTTGGTGTTAAGAGTTCCAAGCTGTGCTGTCTGAGAAGCATTACGAATCTCTAGAGCTACACCTGAGGCTGCTTGCTCTGGTGACAACATGCGAATACCCATCTTGGCCATTTCCTCTACAGTAGAGGCAATCGCTCTATCCATATCAGCCAAGGCACCTGTAGGCGTTTCTAGTACGGTTATAGATTCATCCTTACGAACACGTAACCAAGTACCGAGACCTGCACCAACGAGTTCTTCAAACTCTTCGTCAGTCATATCAGACTGCACTACTGGTGTGTAGGTTGCTGCACCGTATAGTAAGTGGTTGCGGCGAGATACTTTGTTGTAGAGTGATACTTCTCTGTCTACCAAAGGCATAAGCACTGGTTCAACAGGTTGTAACTGACCGTTAAGAGGCCACGCTGGGATGAAGTCAATACGCTCACCAAACTTCATAGGTGTCACTGTGGACTTCTTTACAAAACCTGATTCCACTGAGTCTTTGTACTCTTGGCGAATTTCACCATTAACAGAGTCTACGGAGTGGTTAGGGTCGTTGCGTTGGTAGTAGTCCAACACCAAGAAACCCTGTTCATCTAAGTAGTGGTCACAAACGGTATCAACATAGTTGGGGTGCCAAGGGTTATCATCAGAGTATTCCTCAGTGATATAACGTGTGGTCCAACGGGAAAGCTGTTTAATACGTGTGACTGGATGTGCTTTTATTTGTACATTGATTACGTTCTCTGCCTTCATAACGACAGGGTACGGGGCGAGTTTCATGCGTTGTTCTTGTGACATCCTCTCATAGTCTTCATCTGTGACTTGAGGGGAGTCAACATAGACCCAAGCACGGGATGTCTGTAACTCTTCCCAGATAGCTTCATCTAGGAAGTTAAACATAGAAGCACCATCAAGTGTAAAGTCTTTAGTTAGCCAGTTGTAAGCATCATCACCCAAGAACTCAGGAAGCTCAAGTTGTGATGGTTTACGTAATAGCGCAGATATTAACACACGAGCATACTGAGTAGTAAGGCCCGGTAGTTCTGCTTCTGCTTTATAGAAGTCGTATTGTTGTTGCGTCATGCTAGGGGAAAAGGGTATAAGCAAATTAGCATAATCATGTTCGATGTATTCGTCATGAGCTTTAGCATGGGCTTGACCTTGAAGGACACTACGGGACTTTTGCCATAGTGGTTTTAAGGACATGTACGATGCAGAAGGAGTTTCTACTCCACGCTTATGAGAACTAGCAGCTGTCTTAACTAGTGACATATGTTTACCTCATTATTAGATTAATGGGCTTTATGCCCTTGTGTTGTTGGTTGGTATTATTATATTAAAAGATACACAAGAACAATAGTATCTTAGGTGTATCCTTAAATATAGTTATAGTATATATAGGGAGGGGTCGGGGGTCATAAGGGTCAAGTATTTTTTAACCATGAAAAGAAAGCAGCAGGATGAGTGTATAACTCACCCCACCTTAAGGGACTGTCAGACTACTTAGAGTCTGTCCCAATTTGTATTATCATAAGGGTCAAGTATTTATTATTTAGGTATTTCGAAGTGTGGACCATCAATAAATGGCTTCTTATTTTGAGAACGCCTAAGCGCAACATACTCAGTGTGAGCCTGTAGTGCAAGGCTCTCGCTTAGGTCGTGTGTCCAAGCAGCACCCCAACGTATTGGCACATTTAGTTCTTTAGCAGCTAAGGCAAACGCTTCGCCTATGGTGATGTAGTGTTGCAAGTCCCAAGAGACCTTACCGTTCACATAGGCAACAACATCTATAGCAGCTCCGTCTTGATGACGAGAGTGCTTTATTTGAGTTGCACCACTGAGCCGTAGCTGTGTTTGCTCTGCCTGAGTACGCATACCACAGGTAATACCAAAGTCTATGCTACTGTACGTTAGGGCGAGATGACAAA